AATATTTTAATATTTTGGTGTAATCTTTTTTATTTAATGTCATACTCATTGCCTAGTATTAGATATATAATAGAAAATATTATTATTTTTCCACACAAGATGCTAAATATCGTATAAAAATACGCATATAAAACAATACATATGTGTATTTTTTTGTATTATAGTAAATATCTAGATATAATACATATGAGCTCACAATTATCAAATAAAGTGGTGGTGTTTGATTTAGATGAAACTATCGGATATTTTGTAGAATTAGGCGCATTTTGGGAAGCACTGCTTTTATATTCGAAACCGGCGAATATATTGACACAGGAAACCTTTAATAAAGTGTTGGATCTATACCCTGAATTTATACGCCCAAATTTATTTACTATATTGAAATACTTGAAACGACAAAAATCAAAGGGAGTATGTAGAAGCGTCATGATATATACGAATAACACGGGGCCGCCAGAATGGGTTCAATTTATAAAAAATTATATCCATGAAAAAATGGAGTATAATTTGTTTGACCAGGTAATAGGCGCGTTCAAGGTAAACGGGCATATAATTGAGATTTGTCGAACAACCACTGAAAAAACGAAGGATGATTTTATACGTTGCACTAAATTACCAGAAAATATAGAGATTTGTTTTGTTGATAATGAATATCATGAAAATATGCATCAGCACGATATATATTACATTAATGTAAATACTTATATTCACGTATTGCAGCCAATCATAATGATAGATCGGTTTATTTCAAGCCAGATTTTAAAGATATTGCTGCAAACCAAGGGCGACAAGGAGAATTTTAACAAGTTTATAACAAAATTTATGAAACGTTATTCGGGTATAACAAAATCAACGGACGAATATGAAATAGACAAAATAGTTACTAAACAACTAATGGTTCTGTTGCAATCATTTTTCAAATAGTCTAGTTCTATTTTTATTTACTCGAAATGGATGCGGGCAGGGATATAACTTGCAAAAGCACTATTAACTAGGAGCATAGACAATATGAAAACACCTGCATTGAAACTGATTTCGCGGTCTAACTTTGTAAATTTAATTTCGCCTCTAAAAGGATTGAAACGAATAAATAAAAATAAACCAACATATAATTTCATTATGTTGTCTAAATGGTGATACCACGAAGGATTAATAATGGCAACACCTATTATTGCACTAATATAGAAAACATATGTAAACATAATAAATAATCTGATTCCTCTCAATTGTAAATCATCCCACCAAGACATACTCTGATATATATTACATAATTATAATATTTTTTCAAGTCGTGTATTTAGAGAATATGATAAAGTTGGACGAATTAAAATGTCGGTGTAATGTATATATGAATAATAACGAACCAACTAGTTCTCAAATTCATTTACAAACAAATCACCGAATATATGATAGGAATATTCCCAGTGCCCCCCTTCAGCCATATTTAAGTGTTCGTCCGGCCTCTACAAAATATTCGATTATGCCGATAGTAGACCCGCGAAGAAAACTCAGCGTCCCATTGCAGGTCATGCCAACGTTCAACCCGTTTACCCAATTTAATCCAGGCAACGATGAAGGCCCTTATTCGGGATATGCCACAAATATAAATATAGAATCCGAGTTGAAAAATCAAATTTATGCTCTTCAAAGTTGCGACCAGGCAGTGTATGTTCCCACTAGTAAAAGCGACTTATACAATTATGGATTCACGCCTGGCACGAATATGACTCAGCCGTTTCCAGATTTATTTAATAAACAGCAATTTGACCAATGCAATCCATTACCCGATACACTACACCAAGCCGTATTTTATAATCCTACACGAACACAAACCATAGATGCACACGATTCCCCCGTTCAAAGGAAATAAAACTCATAAATAGATATATGTTCATAAATTTTGATAAATGCATGAACATATTTACCGAAAAAATATTAAAAAAATATAACGATTGTAAATATAATAAACTATGGCAAAAACAACTATTGTAACCATGTTTTACAATTTAAAAAAACTAAAGGATGCTTCTAACTCAACTAGACCTTTGGACTTTTATCTCAAGAACGGCCTACCTACCTTAAATTTAAAATATCCAATGGTAGTATTTTGCGACAACGAAACAATAGATTATATTAAGTCGGTAAGGGATCCATTAGCAAATGAATATCCGACAGAATATATAGTCAAACCCTTGGTTGAATATGATTTTTATGCTCATAATTTTGATATAATTGAACATAATCGTAAAAATTGTAGTCAATACAATACACCAGGACAGCGAAATACCACATCATATTTTCTCATTACAACATTTAAATGCATCGCGCTGCTAATTGCCAAACAACGCAATTTTTTTAATACCCAATATTATGCTTGGGTTGATTTAGGATGTAATCATGTATTAAAAAACGTGGAAGAATATGCACCGGCAATGTTAGACAATCCCAATCCCAAAATTTCCGCATGTTATATTCATTATCGTTCCAAAGCAGAATTAGCCGACTTGACAACATTTTTTCAATATGGAGGTCCTTGTGGAATGGCTGCTACAGTATTTACTGCCGAAGCGACCTATATAGATCGATTTTATAACGCCATGATGGAAATATTTAACGAACAATTATGTAAAATGACAGGTCACTCTGACGAACAGGTAATGACATATTGTTATGACAGATATCCAGAGTTGTTTACGATTTATAATGGTGAGTATTATTCAATTTTAACAAACTATCATGAACCCAAAGCAGACTTGTATGCTATTAAATTTTTATTTATTTATAATACATTTAATAGTAAACGTTTTGATTTGACAAAAGAAGCAATTCAACGCGTGCTTCGTTACTTGTCAACAAAGACACAATTAAACGAGCAAGAATTAGATATACAAACCGAACTTACTCATTTATATAATACTAGATGTGAGTAAAATAAGGATATTTTTTATTGGTGGGTATAGTATAGTCGTTGTATGTCAGTAGAATATGTAAATCAAGTAACATTAGAATGTCTTATGAACAAGGATACTTACAAAAAATATGTCGCGACAAAAAAGAAAAGCGTGGTCAATAAGAAGGACCAAAAATTTTATAGAAGGCGGTTATTATCACTCACAAAAGAACTGCTATATCCTGAAGAGACCGCAACCAATACAAAACCAACCGCAACATCACCTCTCACCAATGACCCCAACATAGTGGGTCTATTTCAAATATATACCAGGGCGTGTATTGAACATTTCAAGACTTTAGACAAAAATGACATCATTCAAGAGGATTATTCAACTCTGACGACAGAGACGGCTGAAATGAGTGTTGAAGATATTAAGACACAGGCGGAGATTGATCAACTATTTATGCGTTCAATTCACGTGAAAGAGGCCACGACGTTGGATAAATTTGTAAAACGCAGCACAACTGCGCCGAAAGAGGAGCCAATCCTTCCGAAACAAAAAGACATTAACTTAAGAGATCCTGCATTAAAAAATAAAGGTATTCGTAAAAAGAAAAATATCACTAATAAATATGAAGAAGAATCAAAAACAAAAAACACGGAGGGTGAGGCAAATAAATAATAATAAAACGCAAAAAAATAAAACAAAACGACGCCTGTTTAAACCGGTGCAATGCAGTCCGAACCCCAAAAAGATGGACTTTACTTGTTATACTGAAGACGACTTATACAAGCTTCGAAATTTGTGGAATGTGCGACACCCCGATGCGCAGATTAAAAGCAACGATTTAAAAACTATCTGGACGCTTTTACAAGAGAATCTACAAAATGTTTGCAGTAAGGAATCTTGTTGGTTGAATCAAAAATTTGTAGATGGTAAATCGAGCAAAGACATGACCGCGTCATTCGCGCCAGTGGCCCCCGCTTCATGGAAAAAGAAGCCAAATGAATGGTTGTCGAGCACAGATATATTGAAAGTAATGAAACAATACGAGAAGGCATATAAATGTTTTGAATTTATGGGGCCCAGCCCGATCGATTACGATACAAAACAAATGTATGGCGAGTGTGTTTGGCAAGAATTGTGCGAATTTAATTTACAAGAACAGATTAATAAGGGCAAAACCAAGATTGGCGTTAGTTTCAATTTAGATCCACATGACAAGGGCGGCTCGCACTGGGTCAGCATGTTTATTAATATCAAAAAACGGACGATATTTTATTTTGACAGCGCAGGAGAGAAAATCCCTCCCCAAATAATGAAATTTGCCAATACGATTATAACGCAAGGTAAATCACTAGGTATTAATTTTACATTTGATCAGAATCACCCGGTAGAGCATCAATATGGGAATACGGAATGCGGTATTTACTCCTTATTTTTCATAGTTCATATGCTTGAAGACAAAATAACCTCCCACTATTTAAAAACCCACATATTAAAAGACAAATACATGGAAAAATTTCGCAAGGTTTATTTTAATCCGGACAAATTATTCTAAATAACCCGCAAATAAGTATATAAAAATATTTATATACGTATTATAATGTCGACCAAAAATTTCTTATCACCTGCAAATGCCCAAATGTTGTGGGAAGTGTTGATAGACGAAGAATCAATAATGAAAGACAAGCGCACACAAGAAACATTTGTCAAGACACTTCCAGAATTTTATGAACGAGAGAAATCGAAACCACAAACAACGCTGATTGGATTGAACAAACAATTTATATCTCTCATGTTGAATTTGCTGAGACAAGCCCCTCCACAAGTAGCTAGAACGATTCCACCT